TGCGCAGCAAGGCGGATGCGCCGATGCTTAAGAGCTTCGTCAATACGCGACTGGCTGAGACGTTCGCAGAGGACTACGCCAGCAAGGTGAGCGCCAGCGGCCTGCTGGAGCGCTGCGAGCATTACAAGCCCGGCACTGTGCCAGATGGTGCGTCGGCCATCACGGTCGGCGTTGACGTGCAGGACAACCGGCTGGCGATCAGCGTCTGGGCATGGGGACGCGACGAGGAAGGCTGGCTGTTGGATCACCAAGAGATCCACGGTGACCCGAGCCGCGCAGACCTATGGAAGCAGTTGGATCAGCTGGTACTACGCGAATGGCCGCACGCGCAGGGGCATGGCATCCGACCGCATGTGGTGGCGATCGACAGCGGCGGCCATTTCACGGCGGAGGTTTATCAGTACGCACGCGAGCGTGGCCGGCAGGGCGTCATTGCGATCAAGGGCGCCAGCCAGCGCGGCAAGCCACCGATCGGCAAGGGCAGCCGGGTGGATCTCAACGCCAAGGGCCAGACCATGAAGCGCGGCGCGGTGGTGCATCCGGTCGGCAGCGACACGATCAAGACCACGCTGTTTGGTCGGATCAGGCATAGCGAGCCCGGGCCCGGCTACCTGCACTTCCACATGGATGCAACGGTTGACTACTTCGAGCAGCTGACCGCCGAGAAGCAGGTGATGCGATACAACCGCTCAGGGTTCCCGGTGCGCGAATGGGTCAAGAAGCCATCAGCGCGAAATGAGGCGCTGGATTGCTTGGTCTATGCCTATGCGGCGCTGTGCCACCTGTATACGAAGTACGACCGGCGGACGATATGGGATCAACTTGACAAGCCAGCAGAAGCACGCGCTAAGTCATCGCTAAGATCAGCTAAGGCTGGGTCAGCCTTCCTCAGCAACTGGTAACGGTGAACATCCCTGCGACAATCCGAGCCGGCGACACGGTGAAGTGGCGGGATGATGCCAGCGTGGATGCGTTTGGCAATGCCGTCACTAGCAGCACTTGGACGCTGACGTATTACCTGCGCACCAATACCGCAAGCGAAGGCGCAACCATCACCGGCACCGCATACGGTCAAGGCTGGGAGCTGACCATCGCCGCGGCCACCAGCGTCGGGTTCGATGCAGGGCAGTGGTATTGGCAGGCGATCGCTACTGCCGGCAGTGAGAAGCTAACGCTCGGTGCTGGCCAGCTTGAAGTGCTGGCGGCGTTGAACTATGCCGGCACGCCTGGCGCATTTGATGGCCGCAGCCAAGCACAGAAGGATCTGGATGCGGTGCAGGCTGCGATCCGCGCGATGGTATCGGGCGGCGCGGTTGCTGAGTACACCATCGGCAGCAGGCGGCTGAAGAAGCTGCCGCTAACGGAGCTGCTGCAGCTGGAGGCCAAGCTCAAATCCGATGTGAAGCGCGAGCAGGCTGCCGATCTTGCGGCCAATGGCCTGGGCAATCCCCACAACCTATTCGTGAGGTTCAGCTGATGGCCAAGAAGCGCAGGCAACAGGCGACACCATCAGCACCGCGGCGGCGGATGTACCAAGGCGCGCAGTTCAGCAGGCTGACCGCGGACTGGGTGACAGGCAACACCAGCGCCGACAGTGAGATTTATGGATCAGCGCAGAAGCTGCGCGATCGCGCGCGGCAGCTGTGCAGGGACAACGACTACGCGCGGCAGGCATTGCGCGCGATTGAAGGCAATGTGATCGGGCAGGGCATCCCGTTTCAGTCGCAGGTTCGGATGCAGCGCGGCGGCAGGCTTGATACGCAGGTCAACGATGCGATTGAGGCGGCATGGCGTCAATGGACAACTGCGCGGCATTGCCACACCGGCGGCAAACTAAGCTTTGCCGACATCGAAAGGTTGGTGATCCGCGCCTGCGCCGAGAGCGGCGAGGTGTTCGTCCGACTTGTGCGGCAGAGCTTTGGTGGCAGCACCATCCCGCTGGCGATGGAGGTGATTGAGGCGGACCAGCTTGACGATGGCCTGAACGGCCGCAGCCAGCAGGGCAACGAGATCCGCATGGGCGTCGAGGTTGACGGCTGGGGCAGGCCGATTGCGTACCACTTCCTGGCGTATCACCCGGGCGATTACCAGTTCAGCAACCAGCAGATCAGCACGCAGCGCCACAAGCGCATCCCGGCCGAGGAGATCATTCACCTCTACCGCGCCGAGCGCCCCGGCCAGACGAGAGGCGTCACATGGTTCGCCAGCGCAATCCAGCGACTGCATCACCTGGCTGGCTATGAGCAGGCCGAGGTGGTGCGGGCACGGGCCAGCAGCGCGCTGATGGGCTTTATCACCAGCCCTGAAGGTGAGCTGATCGGTGATGACGTCATGGACGGCGAGCGCGTCAGCAACTTCGAGCCTGGAGTCTTCAAGTATCTGAATCCCGGCGAGCAAGTTACGGTGCCGAGCCTAGACAGCCCCGATGGTCAGTTCGAGCCGTTCCTGCGCGCGATGCTGCGCGCCATGGCTGCAGGCATCGGTTGCAGCTACGAGACGATCTCGCGCGACTTCAGCCAGACCAACTACAGCAGTAGCCGGCTCAGCCTGATTGAAGACCGCGACCATTGGCGGATTCTGCAATCGTGGATGATCGAGAACTTCCACCGCCGCGTGTTCCACGAGTGGATTGAGCTGGCAGTGCTGAGCAATGCGCTATCACTGCCCGGCTACGAGCTAGCACCCGATCGTTTTAAGGCTGCGCGCTGGATGCCGCGCGGATGGGCATGGGTTGACCCCGCCAAGGAAGTGGCCGCATACAAGGAAGCAGTGCGGTGCGGCTTCAAGACGCTGGGCGAGGTGGTTGCAGAGCAGGGCGGGGATCTTGATGAGCTGCTGCTGGCGCGGCAAAGCGAACTGGCGATGCTCGATCAAATGGGCATCGTCGTTGACAGTGATCCGACGCAGGTCACCGGCGCCGGCCAGCAGCAGATGCAGCCATACCCAGAGACGCAGCCACCTACCGAGGAGCCCGCCTAATGGCCAACATCAACGGCACCGAGATCAACCTGATGCCAACCGCTGGAATGCGCGAGGAGGCTGAGCGCTACCGCGCATGGAAGGCCGATGGTGAGCAGGGCGGCACTGACGTGGCAGCCACCAGGGCATCGCAGATCCTGAGCGGCGATGAGCTGTCGCCCGACACCGTGATCACCATGGCCGCTTGGTTTGCGCGGCATGAGGTGGACAAGCAAGGGCAGGGCTTCGGCCAAGGTGAAGATGGCTATCCGTCGCCCGGCCGTGTGGCATGGGCGGCATGGGGCGGGGATGCTGGCCAGAGTTGGTCTACATCAAAGGCCGATAGGATTAAGGCACTGCAAGATCGCACAATGGAACGACCGTATCCCAATGAGCACGCGGCGCGATTGACCGACCCTGATCAATACGATGAGATCCGACGCGTGAATGATGAAGGCGGCCCCGGTGTTGACTTCATCTATGGGATCAAGGATGGCAACACTGAACTGCAAGCCATTCGCTTTGATGCAGCACGATTCAGCGCTGACGAGGCCCGGCAATGGTTGAGCGACAATGACATGCAGGAGATCATCTTCGAGGTGGCAACCGGCGAGCGGATGCAGCGCTCGGAACCGGTGTCATTCACGCGTTCAGCGCAGATCGCAGAAGACGACCGCACGCTTGAGTTCCCGTTCTCCAGCGAGTACCCGGTCGCGCGCTACTTCGGCAATGAGATCCTGGCTCATACCCGCGAGGCCGTAGACCTTGCGCGGTTGAACGATGGCGCGCCGCTGCTGTTCAACCATGACCCGGACAAGCTGATCGGTGTGGTTGAGCGCGCATGGGTGGATGAAGACCAGAAGCGCGGCTACGCACGCGTGCGCATGAGCCGCAATCCATTTGCGCAGGAGGTGATGAACGATGTTCGTGATGGCGTGCTGCGCAATGTGAGCTTCGGCTATGCGATCAATGACATGGAGCAGCGCGGCGAAGACTTCATCGTGACGCGATGGAGCGCGCACGAGCTATCGCTAGTGTCAATTCCTGCCGACCCTACAATTGGCGTAGGGCGTTCAATGGATGCTCCCCTCGCGGCCACAGCCGCATCACTTGTCCCAACTTCTACTGATATGGAAGACACCACCACCGATCTGATGGCGGTGCGGGCTGAGGCGGCTCAAGAGGCTGCCAAGGCTGAGCGCATCCGCATTTCTGGCATCACTGCTATCACCGAAAAGCACGGCATGGCCGACCTTGGCCGCCAGCTGGTTGAGTCCGGCCGCAGCCTTGATGAGGCTCGCGCTGCCGTGCTTGATCAACTTGGCAGCAAGGCGCAGCCTGTTTCTGAATCCGCTGGCGACATTGGCCTCAGCGCCAAGGAAACCCGTGAGTTCAGCTTCCAGCGCGCGATCAACGCACTGGCCAACCCTGGCGACCGCAAGCTGCAGGAGGCCGCGGCCTTCGAGCGCGAGTGCTCCGAGGCTGCCGCTGCACGCGCCGGCAAGGTTGCCCAGGGCATCATGGTGCCGAGCGAGGTGCTGCGCCGTGACCTGACCGTTGGCACCGCATCCGGTGCTGGCGATCTGGTCGGCACTGACTTCCGTCCCGGCAGCTTCATCGAGCTGCTGCGCAACCGCTCGGCACTGGCCGGCCTGGGTGTTACCAGCCTGACCGGGCTGACCGGCAACGTGGCTATTCCCCGTCAGACGGCTGCGGCTACTGCGTATTGGGTGGCTGAATCGGGCTCGCCCACCGAGAGCCAGCAGACCGTCGATCAGGTGAACCTTTCGCCAAAAACCGTAGGCGCCTTTACCGACTACAGCCGGCGCTTGATGCTGCAGGCCAGCATCGACGTGGAGCAGATGATCCGCCAGGATCTTGCCACTGTGCTGGCGCTTGAGATCGACCGCGTGGGCCTCTACGGCCTGGGCAATACCAGCCAGCCGCTTGGCATCAAGCTGACCACCGGCATCAACACCGAGGACTTCGGTGCCGCCACCCCGACCTATACCGAGGTGGTAAGCATGGAATCCAAGATCGCTGCGGACAACGCCGACATCGGCGCCATGGCGTATCTGATGAATGCCACCATGCGCGGCAACCTGAAGACCAAGGACAAGGGCACCGATACCGGCGCCTATGTGTTCGAGCCTGGCGGCACCGTCAACGGTTACAGCGCCGTCGTCAGCAATCAGGTTGAGTCTGGCGACATCTTCTTCGCGGTGTGGAGCCAGCTGATCATGGCGATGTGGAGTGGATTGGATCTCACCGTGGATCCCTACACCCACAGCACCAGCGGCACTGTGCGCGTGGTGGCCCTGCAGGATGTGGACTTTGCAGTCCGTCATCCTGAAGGCTTCTGCCGCGGCAACAACACCCTGTGATGTTGATTCAAATCCTTAAGGACACGTCCATTAGGGGCGTGGCTGTCAAGGCAGGGCAGGTGGTTGATACCGAGCAATCGGACGCCACCGCTCTGATCAACATGGGCAAAGCGCAGCCGGCTCCGATTGTGGAGCCGGCCTCGGCAGTTTGCCCGCAGCCTTTCCGCAAATCCACCCGCAAGAGGACCAATGGGAGTCTTTCAACAGACGCTTGAGAAGCTGCAGCATTTCACGCTGCTGGCTACTACGACCATCACCGCTACCGGCAACCAGACCGGCGTCGATCTCCTTGAGTACGACGGCGACATTCAGATCATCCTGGCCGGCACCGCTGCTGGCGCCAGCGCTGATCTGACGTTCCGCATTGAAGAGTCTTCCGACAACAGCACGTTCACTGCTGTGACCGGCGGCACCTTTACTGCGATCGGCAACGCTGCCTACAAGGAGGTGAAGACCTTCGATCGCGACAACCTGAAGCGCTACATCCGTCTTAGCTGCACGGCTGAGACGGGCACCGCTTCGAGTGCTGTTACCTGCTTCGGCTTTGGCCTGAAGAAGTACGGCTGAGCTGTTCAATGATGGCCCCGGCTTACGCTGGGGCCTTTCCTAGACTGAACTCAACTGCTACTGCACCATGGCCATCGCCAGCATTCCGAGCATCACGTTTACCCGACCGGCGAACACGACCGCCTATACCGCTGGCGATGTGATCGGCAGTGCAACTAGCGCAATCCATGAACTGACCGGCGCGGCAAGTTCATCGTCGTTTGTATTTGTGCAGTCGATCCAGCTGCTGATTAACAATACGACGGTGCCATCCGGCATGGCCGGATTCCGCGTGCATTTGTATTCGGCGGCGCCTACCGCAATTCTTGACAACGCTGCCTATACGTTCACGACATCTGATGCTGCAGCATGGCAGGATAGCTACGACCTTGGCACTCCTGTTGTTCGTGGTTCGATGTTGCGCGTGCAGGCTTACTACCAGGGCGGCATCATGAAACTGCAGCCGGCGTCATCCAGTTTGTATGCAGTGCTGGAAACTTTGGGCGCCTATACGCCTGCCAGCGGCACCGCCTACACGCTGCGCGTCAAGGTACTTGAGGCTGGATTCTGATGATTGGCGCGCCGATCTTCCGCTATGTGCTGACGCCAGGATGGGCCGGCGATAGCTTGACACGCGCTGCGCAAGCTGTACCAAGCCTCGACCTCAACTTTGCCGTCACCAAGAATGTCGGCCCGCTGGTCACCTTCACCCGCGCCAGCAGCGCGACCTACATCGACAGCGCGGGAACGCTGCAGACGGCGGCTGTGGATGTGCCGAGGTTTGACCACAACCCCACGACCGGCGAAAGCCTGGGCCTGCTGATGGAGGACCAGAGGACTAATTTGTTGGTGGGCAGCGCGGCGCCTGCCACTCAAATCGTCACCGTTACCGCTGTTGCCCATACCCTGCATTTCACCGGCACCGGCACCATCACGCTGACAGGTGCCAGCACCGCCGGCCCGCTGG